AAAAGAATTGTCCGGTTCGCGCTGGCACGTTCACGAACCGGACAATCTTGAAAGGGGTTAGGCATGAAGCCTTAATCCATTATATCGAATTCATTAAGAATTTCGTCTTTCAATTTTTCGTCGTGACGATCTCGCAGACAAAGCCACAACTCAATGACGAAAACTGCAATCATGAGCACAAGGCACACAATGAGGAAAACCCAAAAGGCGTTACTTTCGAAAATCACCGTTAATCATCCTTCCGGAAAATAGCCATGAACTTAGATGTGCTAAGTTCGGGCGTGATCTTGCCTAGGTTCTCGAGGATGCTAGCTATTTCCGTAAGGCAGATGAACGCGCAAACGGGTATCTGTATTGGCACGGTGAAGCCCAAATCAATATAGCTTATCGACCATTCGCAGACAGTGCCTAGCACGATGGCGAGGATAAAACCGCACTTATGGAACAATCCTTGTTTCATTTTCGTAGAGTCCACGCACTTGTTAACACATGCTTGCACAAGCCCGCTCACGATATCAAGCGCGATGAAAACAAGCGTGATTATGATAACCATGATATGCACATCGGGAAAATGCATTTAAACTCACCTAACTAACAGATTAACGATTTGTTGCACTACGGCTGCATTATACCCTGCATTTTCTAGTTTTTGCTTACGTGTCGTTCCATTGCCGTATTTGCCTTTAATCACGTCATTTGCGACCTTGTAATAGACGTTTACCAGCTTTTGACATTCGGAGTAGTCATACCCTTCTTTAGCCAACGATTCACGCCGTTTAAGGCCGGTACCATACTTGCCCGATACGATCTTACTAACGATTTGCGCCGTGGGTTTTTTCGTTGCTTTCGTGGCACGCGTTGACGGCTTGCCACCTTTTGCAAGCTGTTTCCATTCGGCGGGCGTGAGGTAACATAAATCACCGTCGAGGTTATCGTCATACCCGGCGATTCTAAGACTGCTTGTGAATTGCCAAATGATAGCGCGGTTCCACGGCGCGCAAGGTGGGCAAGCGTTACTAGTCCATGTTCGATAGTTAGCCGTGTAGCGTGCTAACCATAGCGGACATTTATCCACAATCCACGAACCTTTGAATTGTCCAAGTTGCCCGTTGTTCAAGTAGATTACCGGGTAAACGCCCGTTAGCTTGTGAAACTCCGTCACGAACCTAGCGCACCAATTCGCGTTTGATCTGTACCGGTCTTTATCAACTTGAATTTCGAAGTCAAGAACGGGTATACCGCTTTTAATCAATGATCGCGTGTGTTTTTCGAAGAACCGCGCTTCCGCTTCCGGATTCTCACCGTTGGCGAAGTGGTAGAAACCAAAAAGCTTTTTAGCCGCTGCAATTTGCGTTAGCTGTTTGTTTCGCGCCGGTGATAGGTAGCTAGTACCCTGCGAGATTTTCACCACGACAAACTCGCAACCGGCTTTAAATGCTTTTCCCAAATCAAGAGACGCTTGCCAATTGCTCACATCTATTCCACGCATTACTACCATTTCCGGCCCCTCGTCATAGCATCGTAGTTTTCAACGGATTCTTTAAGGATTCTATAGCGCCCATTGAACTTGATAGCCTGTAGCTTGCCCTGCTTGATAAGGTTTGATACTTGCTGTTTGCTTATGTGCAACATGCGTGCAGCTTGCATGAGCGTTACACAACCAACCGGTGCGAACGCTTCAAGCGGTATGGTTATATGACCGTCCACAATCGAGCAAGTGAATTCCTCGCCAGTAAGCGTGTGGTTGATCTTAATTGCCGGGTAATCGTCTTTCACGATCAATTTAAAATCGCCACCGGTGAACGGGCATGTGTATTTTAAAATCTTCATTGCAACAACCTTCCAAACGGGTTTACACTATCAATTATTATAACGACTGGAAAGGGGTTGGCAATGCCGAGATTACCACGCAAACGCAAAAAGGGCGATGAAAGTTGGAACGCCCGCCGACGTTACCAGAGAAGCGCGGGCCGTTATTTGAAAAAGGCCGACAATTCAAGCGGCGTTATGGCCGATAGATACCGTGAGTTAGCGCGTGGCGATCTCAAACGAGCTCTTGCAACATATGAAAAGGAACCTAAGGCGGGCGGGATTAAACGCCTTATGGATCGTTTAGGTGTTTCCATGCCGGAGCGCTCTTTATCACCTGAAAGTAAAAAACAATTAATTGAAGAGTCTAAGGCCGCGCTTGAAAGTTCGAGGACTGACCCTAACGTTAGGCGCGAACGTGAAGCGCGTTCGATTCTCAATAGCAAGATAGGCAAGCGCATTTACGGTGGTTTGGTTGACGTATGGCGCGATAAGGCGGGCGAGGGTGAAGGATTCGACCGTAACGCCATTGAAGACGCTATTCTAGAGCATTTCGGCGTTGAGTCCATGGCCGACGTTATAGAGATACTGGAGCAAGAAGTCAATCTCTATGCCGACCCTGAAAAAGAAGAGAAATACGACGATGTTCGTTTGATGGTTGAGCAATTCGCGGCGCGTGGCAAGAATCAGGGTTAAACATGGCGCAACGAAAGAAGGGCAAACCCTATCGTATCGTTGGGGCATACGATAGCGAAACCACGAACATAACCATTAACGGGCGCAAGCGGGCGTTTCCCATACTCCATCAAGTCGGGATTCTTGATACCGCTATCGAGCATGTCAACGCGGCGAACGTCGTTGAACACACGAGTATAGAGCTATACCGTCACAGCGTTGACCTATTCGCCCGGTTCGATGATCTGGCAAGCACGCCCGCGCCATATGTGCCGGTTCTGTGCTGCCATAATCTCGCCTTCGATATTCAAGCACTTTCGCCTTATCTGGACGAGCGGCGCGACAATGTGCGCGTTCTTGCCAAATCGTGCAGAAAGCCTATCAGCGTTACGATTTGCGACGATCATGGCAACGCCCGTCTAGTCATTTGGGATACGCTGCAATTCAGCATGAGCGGACTTGCGCGAATGGGCAATGAATGTGGATTCCAGAAACTGTCGGGCGCGTGGGATTACGACTTAATCCGCACGCCGTCAACACCGTTGACAGATGCCGAGATAGCATACGCCAAACACGATATCTATACGCTATTGGCGTGGTTGGGCTATTGGGTCAACCGTAATCCCGATATAGACCCGGCGCGATTGGGTTTGAATATCGTCACGAAAACCGGCGTGGTACGTGAGAAACGGCGCGTGAGGTTCGCTAACGTCAAGGGTAATGGTTGCAAGTACAGTGCAGGTCAATTCTGGTACCTGCATAACGATAAGAACGCACCTAAGACGGACGATGAACTATTCACGATGACCGCATGCACACGCGGTGGTTTCACCTTCACGGCAAGTAATAGCGCCGGTATTCCATTCCAGTTGACAGACGGGTACCGGGTGTACGCATTTGACGCGGCTTCGATGCATCCGGCGCAAATGGTGAGCCATCGTTACCCGGTGGGGTTTCACAATGCGAGTCTGACAAGCTTGTCAATCGCGTTCGATCTCATAGCGAATACGCCACTTGAAAAGGTGCTAGCCAATTGGAGTAAGCCATTCAATAGCGCGATTCTAGCACGCTACCGTTTCACGAACATACGCCCGAAAACCGGTACGCTCTTCGCTGAAAACGGCGTGCTACCGTTGGCAAGCGCCCGTTTTAAAAGCGTTTCGCTAATGGAATTGAACGAAGAGAATCAGGACGCACAGGAATTCAACGCAAATCTTGAAGAACAGGGTTATAAAGATATTGCGGTAAATCCGTGTTTTGAGTTTGGCAAACTTGTTAGCGCGGACATGTGCGAGCTGTATCTTACCGAACTAACGATTTGGGAAATAGGCCGGTGCTATGAGTGGGATAGCGTTACGCCTATTCATGGCTACATCACAGGCCGTTTCGAACGCCCGACGGATTTCAGCGTTATATCCGTCATGCAGTTTTACAGGGCGAAGAATGAATTTAAACAGGCAATGCATAGCTACCAGAAGCGCAAAACCATAGACAACGGCGTAACATTGCGTGAATTGAAGATTCCCGACTATCTGGTAGATGAAATGGAAAACGGCAACGCAAACGACGATGATATAAACCTTACCTATAAACAATTGAAAGCCGATTTGAACGCGCTTTTCGGGATTGAAGCAACGAACGAATACCGGCGCGATACTGTGCTAACCGGCGATGGGATAGCGTATGACGGCGATTTCGGCATATGCAACGAACCTAAGACTCATAAAGCGTGCTATCAGTTCGGGCAGCGGATAGTAGGATGGTCAAGAATCGCTCAAATCGTCGTACTGGAATTGATACGGCCCTACATCCAGCAGGTTATAAACGGCGATACGGACTCAATCAAGGTGCTTGCACACTCTAGCGACTTGCCCGCGATATCGAAAGCACTTGCACGGTATGCAGCGGCTATCGATGCGGCGAAGAAAGACACATGCAAGCGCGTTAGGGCGGGTTATCCCTCACTATATGACCCGTTGGACGGGATAGGCCACTACGAACTAGAGTTTGCATCATGCGAGTTTTTCGCGCTATGGAACAAGGCATACATTACGCACGATGAAACCGGCAGTCATTTTACGTTGGCGGGCGTGCCCACTAAAGGACTTGAAAGGCAATACCGGGACACGCCGTTTTATGAATTGTGCAACGACGTACTAGGTTATAACGCGACGCTTGCGCCCGATATCACGGGATTAAACCAACACGCCATACCGCAATGGGGCGAACTCTTTTCCGCTATGGTTACCGATTACAGGGGTAATTCATCATTGGTTGTTGAACCTGCATCGATCTGCATTTACCCGATGGCAAAGACAATCGGCGATACCGATAAAGCGGAAAACGCCATTAATGCGGGAATAGCGCGGCGAAACAATCCGAAGTTGAACCTAGAACCGCGCTTGATCTTCGAAGGTGGGATTCTATGAAGTTGAAACCTATCAAATGGGATAAGGATAAATACTATTACTGGCCTGACGTTTTCGCCCGCCAAACCGGTACCAACGGGGAAATTGCCATAATCACGGGCGGCAAGGGTATTGGTAAGACGTTCGGGCTACGCCTGCAATGCACTTACGATGCGCTACGTTTTGGTACGCCGTTCGTTGAGCTATGCCGTACAAAGGTAGAGTGTAAGGCGGTCGCGTTGGGTTACTTCGATAAACTGCAAAGTTCGGGCTACTTTTCAGGTATCGAATTCAAGACGGATTCTAAAGCCGGTTATGCCAATTTCGGGGATAGCGACGCGCCCGATTGGCGTTTGATCTGCTATTTCGTCGCTCTTTCGAATTTCCAACAGGAAAAGAAAAGAACGTTCGTCAAGCCGCGCCGGTTCATCTTCGATGAAGCTATCATCGACACGAAAGACCGCTATCACCGTTACCTGCCCGACGAATTTCTCATATTCGCGAACCTGCTAGACACGATCTCACGACAGCAACCGGGGGACGATTACCGCTATAACGTCTATATCATCGGCAACGCCGTTGATCTCAACTGCCCGTATCTACAGCATTTAGGGATTAACAAACCACCTGAATACGGTTTTCATTGGCGAAACAATAAGACCGTGCTTTATCATCATGTACCGCCGTTGAACGCCGACGAGCGTAAAACGAATACGCTTGTAGGTCGTTTGCTTGCCGGTGACGATGAAGCCCGCGTGATCTTCGATAATGAGTTTACCGACGTATCGGCGGGCGAGGTTGCTTCCAAAACGCCTAATGCCACCTATCAATACGCCATTGTGTACAACGGTTTCACATTCGCTTTATGGGTGGATTGGGAAAGCGGGCTTTTCTACATAAACGAGCAATTGCCCGCCAATGCGCCTAACGTCTACACGATCACGAAAGCCGACGGCACGGTGGACAGGCGAACGCTTAGGAAAACGGACTCATTGATAAAGATACTCAATGATGCGTTTTACATCGGCTCATTACGCTACGAAACGCCCGCCTTGCGCGTCGCGTTTCATGGCGTGTTAAGTTTCCTAGGCGTGCGCTGAAAATTAATTGTTGACACGGTAAACAATAACTGCTAAGTTACCCTATAGCCGGGATAACCCGGGTATATTGAAAGGGGTTTAACATGGTACCGTTCAAAAAGCGTTATGGCGTGGTATTCAATTCCACATTGACCGACTTCGACGATTTTCAAGCGGCGTGTGAATTCTATCTTGAATGCGACCCGCGCATAACATGGCTGCATTATTTCAGGCAAAGCAAGGGCGCAATCTGCGAGCCGGTGCGCGTCGCTTTCGTTCAATACGTCGATGTGCCGGGGTATGACGATTTGCTCAACACGCTTGACGTTAAGGAATTCTCGCTTGAGGATTACGAACTTGAAAAGGGGTTGTGATGGGTAACGAACTTAAACCATGCCCGTTCTGCGACGGTGAGACATATGTGGTTGACAACGGACACGGTAGTTATTGCATTGAGTGTTATGGCTGTCTTGCCGGGACACGCTATTACGATACTAAATCTGAAGCAACTAAAGCATGGAACACCCGCGCCGAGCGGACGTGCAGGAACGTACTTGATGAAGGGAGTTTTGGCTGTTCCGTGTGTGGATGCCATGTTCGGAACCTGCCACTCGGGAGCACGTATGTAAGCGACGGCAAGCGATGGTATTCGACGGAGAAGCGCACGTTTAATTACTGCCCGCATTGCGGAGCGAAGGTGGCGAGCGAATGAGCGAGTACATCGTAGACGTTGGCGATGCCGACAAGTTGCATTTCTCCGTATTCCAGAAGAGAGCAGGGTTCTGCTTCGGTTATCCAGTGCGCGAGGAGATCGTGCGCTGCCGCGATTGCAAGCATTTATACGAGGAAAGCCGGTGCACTTCGGTGGGATTGGTGGACGTGCTCATGTGCGAAAGCGAGCAGTGGAGCACGTCAAGCTTGATGCCGAGCCATGAGGTCAAGCCGGGCGGTTTCTGCAAATGGGGCGAACGGAGGAGCGAATGAGCAACTACAAATCAATCACCGGTGAAACCCTGTCGCGTATTCCCACGCTTGCCGCGATGGCGGAAGCAGAATTGAACCATTGCGACCCGTCCATCATGGCGCGTATGGAGATTGGCTTGAAAGCGTGCGACGGGATAGAGTCGCTTCTTACCCTGCTGATAGAGTCGGGCATGATCTCCACTTGCAAGCTTGCCATTTCCGAGGTTATCAGGTGCGAGACGTGTGGATATTTCGATAAACCGTGCAGTCATATGAGCGATATTTCGGACTTTTGCAGCGCATGGGAACCGATTAGGGAAAGGGGTGAGGATGCAGTTTAAAAGGCGTGTTGACCTGTGGCTGTTCGAAAACGACGTTGGAAGGGGTGATTACGTAGGTAGGTGGGCAATACACGCATTTGCCCGCGCCGGTTATGGCTCAAATCCCGATAGCTATGATCTGTTGGCTATCACCGATGAAAAGGAAACGGGCGAATTCGATCTTGAGATAACCGGGCGCGGCGATTTCGTGAATAGGTGCGTGTTTCTGCTCGGCTCAATCGGCGCGTTGCTGTCAAGCACCGATGTTGAGCGAATAGGCAAGTTCTGGAATGATATTCAAGCAAAATTGACCGATTAGAAAGGCAAGTATCATGGCAAACGAGATTATCAAGGCTAACGTCGGTTCCCTTATGTCCGAGGGCGTTGGCGCGTCTTATTGCTCCATTCAGGCAAGCGACCGAAAGAGCGCGGCCAAGATTTTCGCCGCTCTCAACAATCCCGACGAGCGAGTGGCGAACTGCATCAATCAGACTATTCTCGTTAGTGACGTTCTTATCGAGATTGCGGAGATTGCCAACGAGGATACCGGCGAGATTTCCACTGTTCCCCGCGTCGTGTTGATCGATAAGGACGGCAAGACGTATCAGGCCGTTTCACTGGGCATGTTCAACGCCGTGAAGAACGCCATTCAGGTTTTCGGCGCGCCGACGTGGGTTGAGCCGCTCGAATTCACCATTCGTCAAAAGGCCGTTCGCAATGGTTCGATGCTCACGGCTGACGTGAGGTAATTTGCTATAATGCAGGTGCGGCCACATGCAAGCGTTGTGCGGGCGTGTCAATGCCAACCGTGGGGACGCGGTGACACGCTAACAAGATTCCGTCGGCAACGGGCGCGGCGTTAGTGTGATGGTTGCTTGAGAATGACCCGGACGCGTGTTGAAAGCGCGTCCGGGTTTATACTATGGAAGGTGATTTCAAATGAGTAATGAGAACATCAATGATCTAGGCGAAACTACCAATGACACGGGCGCACAAATTGACAATTTGGGAAAACATGTGAATAATGGGGATAATCAGGCGACGGCAGTTCCCGACGATCAGGGGACAGAAGATACCACGCTTGACACATACCGCACGATGATAGCGGAAAAGGACGATCTTATTAAAACGTTGCTAGAGCAAACTGCAACGTACCAGAAGCAAATCGGGCAGCTTATCCGCAACGGCGCGGTAATCAACGACGGCAAGGGCAACGAACCGCCCGCGCAACCGGGGAACGATCTTGACCCGACGGCGCATGAGGATTACGTGTCACTTGCCGAGTTGGGTAATCAAATCGGTAAATAGAAAGTAGGTGTTTTAAATGGCCGTCAAGAATTCGACGATTCTTGCCAAGGCGTGGCTTGAAGGCTCAAACGACTTCCAGCAGAGAATTCCGAATCCCGAGATTGCGGATTACGCCAACGTGGTGGGCGAGCTTTTCGCGCCGTACAATAACGATCTTTTCAATCAGTTCAGCGGACTGCTCAATGGCCTTATGGGTACGTTCATCGAGTCCAAGACCTTCTATAACCCGCTGCGCGAGCTGAAGAAGCCCGCTGCGCGTTTCGGCAACACGGAGCGGCACGTCGCCGTTAAGTATCTGCACGCGCACTCTTACAAGGTTGACGACGAGACCCTTCTTAAGCTGGAAAAGCCCGAGTACCGGGAGTGGTTCTACAGCGTGACCGCGCCTAGGCGTTATGAGTTCTCTTGGAGCCGTTACGAGCTGTCCCGTGTGTTCGCGTCCGATGGTTACGGATTCGACGATCTTCTCGCCGCTACGATCTCGCAGATGATTTCCAGTGACGAGTATGACGAGATGAACCTGATGATTCAGGCGTTCGCGGAAGCAGATAACCGCATGGGCGGGCTTTTCCGTCACCAGATCACCGGCAATATCAACACTGATGCAGGCGGCAAGGAGCTTCTTGCAGCTATCCGCACGTATGCCGGACGTATGAAGTTCCCGAGCATGCTCTACAACCATATCGATGTGCCTGTGTATGAGTCGGGCGATACGCTCATTCTTTGGGTTACGCCCGAGGTTCGCGCAACGCTTGACGTTAACACGCTTGCTGGTGTCTTCAATCTGGATAAGGCCGACATCCAGTATAGGATTATCACCATTCCCGAGTTCCCGCTTCCGAACGTGTACGCGGCGCTCACTTCCGAGGATTTCATCTACTGTCGCGATGTTCAGTATGGTATCGAGCCGCCCTTCTACAATCCGGCTAACATGACGTATAAGTATTACCTGCATCATGCGCAGATGATCGGCGTTAACCCGGTTGCTAATTGCGTGCTGTTCGGCACCGATGCGAATACCGTCGTGCCGACTATCACGCTTAACCCGACCGGCCTTGCAATTGGCGCAATTGCCCGTTATGGTGACACGGTTATCGAAGGTGAGGTTACCGGGGGCGCGCTTGACGGTATGACAATCGATATCGGTAGCGATAACGTGAAGTTCATCACTGCCCTTACGGGCGATTTTAGCAACCCGGCGGGAATTGCAAATATAGCGCTTGAGCCTAACGCCGTTAAGTGGGAGATTTCCGCATCGCGCCCCGGTTCTGGTAGTAACCCGGCAACGCCGATCGCGCTCAATTCGCGTACTTACGTTGATTCTAACGGGTACCTGCATGTTCAGAAAACCGGACTTGCGCGGGGCGATATTCTCACCTTTACCGCTACTAGTGTTTATATCAATCCCGGCGATACGACAACGGCGATTAGCAGCACCTTTACCGCCGGAATCAGCACGCCCGCGAATGTTGGATATAAGCAAAATAGCGTTGAGAAACTGCCTAACATTGATTACGCGCAGGTCGATAATCCCACGAACGCCTAGAGTGTGCTACAATCCTAACGAGGGTGTGACTGCTACCCTTCTTGACCCGCGAACGCCCGGCGCATTGCCGGGCGTTCGTGTTTGTGATAAATTGTGAAAACATGAGCAGGAATTTTCCACATATCAACGATACGAATTTTCCCGACGTTGACGGCGTGAACGTCTATCAGTATGCGAATGATTTTGACTATAAGAGATATGACTATAGCCAAATGTCGTTGCAGTTGTGTTCCGTCCCGTGGGATATGGGAGAAGCGCACGTTGGAAACCGTACCATTTCCGGTATCGGCAATGTGGTTTACTTTTCCTCGAAAGAAGAACGTGACCTATGGTTCGATAAAATCCCGGATAGCGAGTGTTTTCGGTGGGAAACGAAGATGCGCGAATTGCACCGTTCGAATACAATCGATGTACCGGTTCCCTTCGACGTTGCAAGCCGCTTCAACTATCTGGTAGTGCGTTATAGGCTTTTCGCCAACGATGATAGCCCCGTTGAGTATGAAGGTAACGACGGCCTTAAAGAGTGGTTTTGGTTCGTTCGTGAAGTCGAGTTCATGGCACCGAATACCACGCGCCTTCATTTGCTTAATGATGCGTGGCAGACGTTCATTTACGATCTTGACATCTCCAATATGATTCTCGAACGCGGCCACGCGCCTATGGCCGCTATGAGCGCAGACCGCTATTTGGCTAACCCTATAGCCAATTGCGCCAACCTGCTACATGAGGACGTAGCGAACACGAACGCCTATGACAACGTCATTAAAACGGACGCGCTTATCTTCAACGATGAAAACACGGTGGCGGTTATCGTCACGACGGCTAACCCGGTTTCGGGCAATTGGGGGAGTAAGGCCGATTCAGATTGGCAAACGCCCGCACGCCGTCACGACACGCCGCAAGGTTATCCGTCTTATACGGCGTTCGCCATTGACCCGACCGCGCTTAGCGCGTTTCTCAACACTATTGATGCGAGTTACCCGCAATTCGCGCAAACCATCCAATGCGTGTTCTTCGTGTCAACGTCGCTTGTCTATCTCGGCGATAAATACACGTTTGCGGGATATACCGTCCACGCCGTTGGAGACACGTACACGTCTAAGACCGTAACGCAACTGTCGAAGTCCGATTTTGCCTACAATGAGCGTTACGCCAATATCGCCAAACTCTACACGTGGCCGTATGCGTATCTTTCGATTTGCGACGAGTCGGGCGACGAGACTATAATCAGGATTGAGCAAACAAACGGCAGTATCACGTTCGATCTATGCGCTAATCTTGTTTACCCGTGGTTGTCTATCGACGGCCATTGCTCTAGCATCGGGCGTGCAGCCCGGCGAAACCTTGCCTTCACGGCAGTTACAACGCGGACAATGCCCATCGGCGGCAACTGGAACACGCTCCTTATGCGTTGGAAGATTCCGACGTTCGGCATTGTGCAGGATGCACGGGCAAACAACGACTTCGCAACATACTTCGATCGTGCGCAAGCTGCTATCGCCTATAACAACGCTTATAGCAACGTCGTTGAAATGGCAGATTGTACGGTTGATAATGCCGCGTTGCAGGTTGCCTGTAATAACAGCGTGAACAGTGCGAACGTGACACAACTCACACAACAGGCGCAAGACCAATTCCAATACAACATGGGTACTACAAGCGCGGGTAATTCTTTTACGTCTGCAAGCACTAACGACTCTATCGCCGCGCAAGACCAACAAGCGGCCATCGCGGCAAGTTCTGCCGGTGCTAGCGCCGGCGCTAATGCTATTTCGTCGCTTGCATCGCTTGACATAGGCGGCGCGATTGGCTCGGCTGTAAGCGGGGGTATTCAGGCTAGCACAATCCTCGCGCAAAATCAGGTGGCTGTTAATTTGTCGCAAGCGCAAGCGGGAAATACGATCACTTACAATTCATCAATGAACGCTGAGGGAACCGCTTTAACGCTTGCGCTCATGTCTGCACAAGTCGCTAACGCAAATTCGGTTACAGCCGCGCAAAATTCACTTACGAGCGGCACGGCCGCAAATAGCGCAGCCGCGCAAATCGCCAACGGTGGCCGGGATAGGAATACCGCGCAAAACGCCGTGACTAATCGCGTTGCTCAAACCGCGCTAAACGCGCCGCTGCAATTCGGCGATTTCGCCAACGGCGAAACATGCGCGACCAGACCAATGGGTATTTTCACGAACATCATCACACAAGACGATAATTCCATAGCGCAAGCCGGAAATGAGTTCCTACGTTATGGTTACATGCTGAACCAGCCGTGGGATTTCGACGGTAATTGGAACGTGTGCGAGCGTTTCACCTATTGGAAATTGAGTGACTTCTGGGTTAGCGGGCTTAACATTCCAGATATGTACGTAGATAAGATAAGGTTCTTCCTTTTCGGTGGCGTGACAGTGTGGCGCAAACCCGAATATATCGGGCATACGTCCATTTACGAGAATGGTTTTAGCAATGATTGAGACTTACACGGATATTACCGGTGCAGATACGCAACGCGCTAATGATATTATCCTTAAAATCGATAACGGCGAGACGATCAGCGCCGAGGATGCAGAATTCTACGCGCAATATAGCGCGGCTATGGCTGCTATTCGACTTGAACTGCAAACACGCATGGATACCATGCAACGCGAAACAGACGCACGAATAGCGGAACTTCGCGAGAATGAGAAAACAGCGCGTGAAGGTTATAATAAACTAGTCGATGCAGCACTGGCGCGTTACGAGCGTGTAAGGAACGCCGCAAATGAGTAAGAAAAGACGAAACCGGGGCAACTGGTATGGAAACCACTTTTGGCAAAGTGACGCGTACAACCGTCGCGTCTATGTCAAGAACCTAGATATGCTGCTATCCCTCGCAATCAACCGCTTCAAATGGGTTGGCATGCCTGATACGTGCGATGTGCGCTTTTTCGAAACACAACTGCATAGATACGGTTTTGCGACTCTTTGCCACCCTGCCGATATGCCCGACGTATGGCAAACGCTTATCGCCAACCCGACAACGCCTTTTAACGTGTACGGTATTCCCACGGCGTGGAGGGCAACGGGCTACGATCAGACGAATTATGAGGTAACGACCGAAAACGGCGAACTTTGCTATTACGATTGGTCGAGGTCTAACCCGTGGAACGCATTGGAGATTTTCGCCCGAAAGCTAACGCACTACGAACGTACCGAGGATATAAACCTCACGCACCAGCATAAACCCATGATCTTCATTGCACCGCAGGAGCAAAAGCAACAGCTTGTTAACCTGCTGAAACAGGTAGACGGCTACGAACCAGCCGTTTTGGGTGACGATAAGACCTTTGCGAACATGGTCGAGAGCGTGACCACGATTGATACCGGCGTACCGCTCATTACCGAGGATTTGGCACGCTCGAAGCAAAACGTTTTCAATGAAGCGCTTTTGTATCTGGGTATTCCCCATTTGGCATTCGAAAAGGGCGAGCGCATGATCGAGGATGAAGCGCGGGCGAATACCGCGCCGACGAATATCAACCTTCTTAACTGCCTACAGGCACGGCGTGAGTTTTGCGATAAGGTAAACGAGCGTTTCGGGCTTGAATTGAGCGTTTACTTCAATCAAGATTGGGAAAGCGACAACTTCAACTACATCAACAACATTGAAGCAATGGCGCAAGATAGTTTTCTTGATACCGGCGCGGGCGGTGATCTGTAATGTACGGGTTCGATTGGGAAATTGAGGATAAGTTCACCGGCAAACCGGAAAATCACGACGTTTACACTATCACACTCGGAGAGCTCCACCGGACGGGCGTTTTCGATTGGTCAAGCGATATCCTCAATTGGCGCGATGCGGCCATAGACGATGAGCAATACACGAGAGTTTGCTCTTATTTCCTCGAACGGTTCGAGTTTCGCGAGATTAGCATCACGCCGTTTTACGAATGGGCGCGTCGTTTGCGCTATCGTCTGGTATACGAATTGATGCCCAAATATAAGCCGCTGTATGAGAATATCGGCGGTATCAACCCCCTTGCCGATAGTGACGAATACGGCAAAGACCGCACGATCACGAGCGCATACCCTGAAACCATGCTAAGCGGAAATAGCGATTATGCAAGCGATGGGCGTGACTTCGAATATGAGCATATTAAAATCGGCAATCTAAGCGAACGTGAATCGCAGTACATAGAGCAATTCCGCGCCGTTGATGCTGCTATGTTGGATGAATTGGAAAACATGTTCACGTGCATGTATACTACAGCCGTGAACGGTTGGTAAAGGATTGGTGTTTCAAATGGCTTGCCACGATCATAAACACGGGCGCATGTTCCCGCCTTATGCGGGTTTCACGAACTTCACGCCCGCAATCCCTCAACTCTATTGGAACGTGTACAGCGCGGAACAGCGCTACCACGCGATTTGCAAGGAACTGCACAAGCTTATTTGCTACGTTGATGCTGTAGGCGATGTGACCAATGAAAACGTTGAGCAAATCGCCGCGCTGGTAGATGAGTTCGAGAAGTTCAAAGAGTCCGGATTCTATGACTATTACGCCGAGCAAATCGCCGCATGGATTGATGAGAACATGCCATCAATCATCGAGCGTGCTATCAAGATGGTTTTCTTCGGACTTACGCTCGAGGGTTATTTTGTCGCGTATATCCCAGATTCGTGGCAAGATATCACCTTCGACACGCCCGCCGATTACAGCAACGATAATTACGGGCGTTTGATCTTGTCTTATTACGTTAATAATGAGGGCGAGACGGTAGAGCAACCGGAAAAGGAAGGATGAATTAAAATGAGTGTTCGCGAGTATATCGGTGCACGGTATGTGCCGATTTTCGGGCGCAAGGATGAGACTTCTATCGCATGGGATGATAGCAAGCCCTATGAGCCGCTTACGATTGTTCTTTATCAGGGCAATAGTTACACGTCGCGCCAGTATGTTCCGGCTGGTATTCCCATTACCAATGAAACGTACTGGGCGCTGACCGGTAATTACAATGCGCAGGTCGAGGCATACCGCAATGAGGTACAGGGATTCCGGACGGATATTGACAAGAATACCGAGGATATCGCCACTATCAACGGTGAGATTGGCACCGGGTTTACCGCCGATAATACCGTGCGTGATGAGATCACGGCCGCTAATGGCGCTATCAACGACGTAAGCAAAATTATAGGAACCGGATTTACCGCCGATAATACCGTGCGCGATGAGATTACCGCACTTGACGATGATATTACCAATGAGGTTGGCAAGATTGAAGCCCGCTATAAGGGCGCATATGCGCAACCTACGCTTGTTGGTATCGTTCGCAGGGATTCGCAACGATGGACGGGCGGGACGCTTGTTAACAGGCGTGCACAAGCATTCTGCTATGCAAACGGTAGCTATTACGTGATTCTCGCAGGAAACGACGAAACGAACGCTTCCCTGTATTCGCGAGCCGTTGAGAGTTCGCAGTTCGTCTATGTTAAGGAAATTCCCGTTTACCATGCGTCGGATATGATCTACATTCCAGACCTTCAGCAATTCTGGGTTTCGACGGGTTCGGACGGTGGCATTATCCGGTTTGATTCGGCGTTTAACGTCATGGGTCAGTTCCAAATCGGTAGTTCTGCCACGTTGCTTGCATACGATAAGGCGCGAAAGATTGTTTATGCGCATGATTACTGGGGCGCAGTTTACAGCGTTGACATTACCACGCTTCAAACAACCGTTGTTATCAATGCCGTTATGAACAATGCCTATAAGCAGTCAATGGCAGCTTATAACGGCGTGGTTTACATCCTGTTTTCCTATCCGTCTAAGATTCTTAGTTATGACGTGGCAACGGGAGATCTCATTAATTCTATTGCCATCGGCGATTCCGATATCTTCCCGATTGGCGAGACAGAGGGAATAGACACCGATAACGACGGCAACCTACATATTACCTGCCACATTGCCGCGCCTAACAATAGCGTGATTCTTGCGCCTATCTACTGCCTTAGCATCACCGATGATGCAGTATTCCTGCCGATTCAGGAATGGAGAAGCAATGTTTTTGTAGGTGATAGGAATTCGCTACTTCTTGCCGCGCAAACGCCTAACGGTGCAAATACCGCGCCATTCGCCACGACGGATGAGGCTATTCTCGCGCTTCAACGTAGGCCGCAGGTTAAACAGATTGTTCTCATCGGTAATCATGCAGCCGAGCAACCGCAGTTTAATGACATGGTTAATCTGCTGGGTCAGACAGAAGGTGGAGCAAAACCGATTCTTGGCCGTGTCACTTGCAACGGTGCGTTCGCGTTTATCTTCAATATCAATTTCGCGCCTATGATCTCGGTTACAAGTTTCGTCAATGGATACCGCAACGGCCCGATTAGCGTTTATCAGTGCGAGTCTTCCGGTAGCCATGCAACGGCAACCACGGCAGACATTACCTCGCAGTACCCGGTTAATAAGACGTTCGTTAATAACGTTTCGTTTAGTTGATCTAGCCAACATTCCCGGCCGTTGACGTGTCCACAACGGTCGGGTTTGTTTTGGTTCAAAATAATTGTTGACAGTGTAAAGTAGAACCTTT